AAGGATCTAGTTATTAAGCAATTATCCTTTCTGTTAATATCTATGCGGCAGAAGATATTAGCTATTCCTACTACCTATGCTAGGAAGTTAATGCATAAGGAGGATCAAAGAGAAGTTGTAGTTATATTACAAGAGCTAGTATTTGTATTGTTGAAAGAATTGAAAGATCTACCTATTAAGGCTACAGATCCTAACTGGTTAGTTACATTAGAGGATGAAGAGGCATGGAAGGATTCAACTGGGAAATAGCTATATCTATATTCCTAATAACGTTATTAATCTTTTGGTTGCGTAGTACTATATGAAGTCAAGGGATGAGCTACTATTGATGTTATATGTTATAGTAGGATTGATAGTTATCTATATATTAGGAACTGAATTTATTTTATGGCTGTTAGTAAGATTACCCATAGTATCGCCACTAAACGGTTAGTCGAGGAGCGTCACGCTATCTTTCGTAAGAAGTTCTCTAAGCATAATTTAGAGAGAATAGAGAAGGTTAGGCTATGTGCTCATATAGTTAGTGACTGGGAGGATTGGTCAGATCCGAAAGGCTTTCTATGGTTAAGAAGAGCTTTTCGAATGTTAGCGCCTCCTCCACAACTAACTGTTAGTCAATGGGCAGATTTGTATAGACAGATATCTACAGAGTTTGCTAGTGAACCGGGACAATGGCATACAGATAAGTTTGAGCCTATGCGTGAGGTTATGGATATGTGCTCGCCGCATTCGCGATATAGACGTGTAGTGTTAGTTAAACCTGTACAGTCAGGAGGTAGTGAAGCTTGTGTCCTTAACCCAATTGGTTATACGATTGATATTAACCCTCGTTCTATGTTGGTTGTGTTTCCTACTTTGGATGCTTGTGAATCATTTAGCAAAGAGCGGATAGAACCTATGATAGCTGGGATGCCTAGCCTTCGAGATAAGGTAATAGATAATTCTAATACTAAGGGAGCTAGCACAGTTAAGAAGAAGAAATATCCCGGTGGGTTTGCTAACTTTGTGGGAGCTAATTCGACTACTGGTCTATCCTCGCGACCTGTGCCTATAGTCATAATAGACGAGGTAGATCTATGTATTAAGAATGCTAGTCGCCAAGGAAACCCGGTTAAACTTGCTCTTAGTAGGACAACTACGTTTTTCGATAGGAAAGAGATTCTTCTCTCTAGCCCTAGCAATGACGAAGGTGAATCTGGAATTATCCCTTTTTGGGAAGATGGAACGCAAGCAAAATTGGAAAGGTTATGTCCTAATACTAGCTGTGAGCATTATCAAGTATTAGACTTTGATAGGATGGATCTAGAGACTGCTATGCTAGCATGTGAGAAGTGTGGACAGCTTTTTCCGCAGTGGAAGTGGCAGAGAGGAGCAACTACATTTAGATGGGTTCATAGTAAGGAGCATGCGACTACGGCTAGCTATTGGATGACAGGCTTAGATAGTCCGTGGCTAGATTGGAGGGTAGATATAGTAGACGACTATCTAGCTTGTAAGAAAGTACTAGATCATGGCGGAGATGATTCATTAATGCGAGTCTTCACTAACTCTAAGCTAGCTAAGTATTATAAGCGTAGGGGAAAGAAGATAGATATAGACCTATATCATGATAGGCGGGAAGTGTACGAGTGCCATTCGAGAGGTGTGGAAGTACCTGATGGTGTAATATTAATAACTGCTGGTGTAGATGTGCAGGACTCGTTTATAGTCTATGATGTTATAGGTTGGGGAAAAGGTAGGGAATGTTGGATGTTAGAAACAGGTAACTTTCAAGGAGATCCGAGGATTCCTAATTCGATAGTATGGCAGCAGCTAGATAACTTTGTATATAGGAGGTTATGGAGATATGCAGATGGTTCGTATATTAGGACGAGAGCTATGTTTATCGATAGCGGTGGTCATTGCACTAATGATGTATATAAGTATTGCAAGTCTCGTCATCCTCGTGTGTTCGCTATTAGAGGTGTGGAATCAGAAGGCAACGCTATCATCGTTAGTGATGTTACTTCGAGAAAAGCTAAGGTAGCAGAAGGTATAAGACTAATAAAGGTTGGTAGTAACTATTTGAAAGATGAAATACAGACTAGGATTAGTATTGAAGTACCGGGACCGGGATTTTGTCATTGGCCTAAACTTGTTAATGATATGCCTACTTGTGGTTATACTGCTGAATACTTTGAAGAGCTAACATCTAACCAAAAGGAAGTAACCTATGACAAATCGGGGTTTGCTAGGTTTAAGTGGACTAAGAATAGGACAGATCAGGACGAAGCTCTATCATGTCAGATCTATGCTAGGGCTGCTCTCGAGTATATAAAAGCTAAGTTAATAGAAAGAGACACTATTAGCAATTTGGCGGTGGACGATGTAGAAAAGGTAGAGATAGGACTAGATAAGATTATATATGTAGATAAGACTAGGCGGAAGGGACATAGACCTATTAACCAATACGGACAACCAATGAATCAAGCTGTAATGGAGATAGGAGAGATAGAGCATCGGGAAGCAGCTTCCAGACCACGACCACAGTTTAGTTATGGTGCTGGTAATATGACTAGCTTCTAACGGCGAATAATTAATAACGTTATTATGACATATACATTAGACGAAGAAGACGAGATAGGAACGCTAATGACTATAGCGGATCAAGCCGTATTAGTTGATAGATATGGTTATGCTCTTTATTTAAAACATGGAGAAGGGAAAGGAGGATGGAAGTTTAATTTTTCAATTCCTATGTTGCATAGGCGTTATGTTGATGAAAATTTAATTCCTAGAATAGTTTTATTTCATAGGGAATTGTTGGGATTGTTAGAAGATAGTAGGCACGTTCGTTTCCGCAATGGCGATTATTTGGATTTGAGGATAATAAATTTGTCTTTCTAATAACAAAAACTCTTATTGTTGTGATATTCCACCGATGATTCCGTCGGTGGTTATTAGCTCTATCTCCAGAGCTGATTAATCCCCAGTCTTGACAGCTAATGGGCCGATTTGGTATATTGATTGCGAGGGGTAGTTGTGTACTAGTCACAGCAGATTCCTTTCATATAGTTAGTTGAGTTAGTTAGTCATATGTTAGTCGCGCATCCATACTGGTTTTTCCTCATCCTTTCCGGTATGGATGCGTATTTTTTTAATGCTGGGGTAGTCTTGCACATATCTGCTAGTCTCGGCTTGACCTCCTTGCTAGCTAGAACGGGTGCATGGTTGCGTAAGCAACCCCCCAGCACCATTTTCTCTAATAACGTTATTAATTAATCACCATGCCTAGCACTACAACAACGACAGTACCAGTGACAATGGTTATATGGGAAGCTAAACGACCGGGAGTATTTGCTAGGCCGATCATTGCTAAGATTATACTTGAGATAATGCAAGCAATGGAGAAAGCACTAGCAACGGGAGTTGTCGAATATCATATCGGAAGTAGAGGCTTGAAACGGTTTACATTGAAGGAACTAACAGATTTGTTAGACTGGTGGAGAGGGGAAGATATAATAGCATTAGATCCTAGCATAGGACGTGGAATGCAAGCAAGAAGAGCTTATCCTACGGATTATTAATATGCCTATAACGGATTATGCTAGGTTAGTTGGGAAGTCGAATGGCAATGGTAGCAGCCGATTCAAAGCTAATGCTTTGACTAGTAGTAAGTGGCAGCAAGTGCAAGGTATTTATCCAACCAATCGCTTTGGTTATGGAAACTACGGAGCAAGTACTAGAAAAATCGCCAACGCCGAATGGAAGGCTATTAGTGGGTCAGCAGATGAAGATATCATCTACAACCTACCTCTACTACGAGTCAGATCCCGGGATCTATTCATGGGATCTCCTATATTGGGAGGGGCAATACTTACATTACGGACAAATGCTATTGGTGATGGGTTAGTACCATTACCACAGATAGATGGTGAGTTTCTAGGTATGTCAGATGACGATACCGCAGAAGCTAATCTACTAGCAAAGAAGGAATTCAGCCTATTCGCAGACACAGTAGAATGTGATTGGAATAGACGGAATACCTTTCCTGAATTAACAGACCTAGCATTCTGTAATATGTGTATATCTGGAGATGTGCTAGGTACACTACCTATGAAAGCTAGGAAAGGTAGTATCTATGATTTGCGCATCCGTCTAATAGAAGCAGATCGCGTTTGTAACCCTTCAGAGCTATCTCCTTTAGAGACTACTAATGACGGTGCGCAAAAGACCTTCGGTGGTGTGGAGTTAACTCCAGACGGAGAGGTCGAGGCGTATTGGGTAGCTAATAAACATCCCGGTTGGACTGGTTATATAGTATCACCTAGTATTAAGTATGAGAGAGTACCTGCTTTTGGAGAAGTAACAGGTAGACCAGTCGCTATGCTTATTAGCGAGATGGAACGCATAGAACAACGTAGAGGTGTTCCACTCGCTAGTAAGTGCCTAACTGAATTGAAGCAGATGCAGAGGTATATAGAATCGACTACAATTCAGAACGTTATTAAATCTTACTTCTGCTCATTCATTAAATCGGAGATGCCTTCTGTGGACATGTTCGACAGAATGCTAATAACTGAGGAAGAGTTAACTGGACTATATCAGAAAGATCCTTATAATATTAGGTTAGCTCCCGGTATAGTTAACTGGATGAAACCGGGAGAAGAGATAACCTTTCCTATTAATGCTGGACCAGATCCACAGTTTGAGCCATTCATAGTTGCCCTTTGCAAGTTCATAGGTGGATGTTTAGGCATTCCCTATGAGATCCTCTTACAACACTTTAGTGCTAGCTATTCTGCTAGTCGTGCTGCTCTATTGGCTTTTTGGAAACGGATTAAGGTCTTGCGTAAGTTAATAGTCAATCAATTCTGTCAACCTGTTTATGTAGCTTGGATGTATGAAGCTATGTCGAGAGGTATATTTGATGACTATCCTATAGACGGATTCTTCGATGATCCGAGAGTATTACAAGCTTGGGTTAAGTGTTCATGGT